TCGATTTCAATGGAAGCTGTGCTGTTGAGCGCTAGTTTCACCGTCAACCCTGACGACGCTCAGATGGTTGAGGTTTCATTCCGTCCTGCTGCTGCTCCTTCCTTCGACTTCAGCAAGTCCTGAGTCGAAACGTAAAGACAAAACCTCCGACTTGCGTCGGGGGTTTTTTTGCGTATATTATTCGTTCAGTTATTTAAAAATTCATGCCAGCTTCTAGCGTCGGGCGTCGTGCGCTTGATCGTCTGAAAAAAGCCGCGAATCTCGTGCCGGTTAAGCGTACTGTTACATTGACCGACGGCGGCGAATTTGTGTTTTACAGCACTCCGCTTACGATGGCAGAGCGTGAAAAAGCACAAAAGGATGCAGGCAGCGACGATGCCAGTGCATTTGCCCTGCAGCTTTTGATCAACAAAGCGCAAGACGAAAACGGTCAGCGCATGTTTAGCGCCGGTGAGATCGCTGAATTGAAGAATGAGGTACGAGACGAAGACTTGCAAGCATTGATGCTTGCTTTGCTTACGGGCGACGGTGACGTGACGGAGGAAGAAGCAAAAAACTAACCAGATGCGTCAAGAATGATTATTCGCTAAGGCTTTTGATGCGTATAGCTCGCGACCTGGGCTATACGCTGTCAGACTTGACGCAAAGGATTACACACGAAGAGGTGCAGCTTTGGGCAGCGCTCTATGAAGTGGAGTTCCAAGAGGAAGAAGAATCGATAAAGAAAGCGCGGCGGCGATAGACTCGCGATAGGTTGAGCTGCCTGCCGTGGGTGTCGTCGCAAATGTAGGCATCAATTTTGATGCTAGGAATGCCATTCAAAACGCGAATGCATTGCGGCGTGCGATTGATGGCGTTCAGCCATCAACGAATAAGGCAACAGCAGCTACAGGCAAGTTTGCTGTTGCGACAAAAGGTTTAGGAGCTGCGATTCAGTCGGCACTAGGCCCGATCTTGACGATCACGACTGCCGTCGCAACCTTAAAGAAAGGCTTGGATGTTGCTTTCACTCGCGGTGCAGCAGAGCAAAAGCTGAGGAATTTTACTTCAAGCACCGAAGAGTTTAATGCAGCGATGGCAGTTGCTGCTAATTCTTCGGCAAAGTTTGGGATTAGTCAAACAGAAGCTACGGTCGCAATTGCCGATACCTTGTCAAGGCTTAAAGGTCTTGGTTTTGGCTTGAAGGAAACAAGTCAAATTTATGATGGCTTCAATGCAATTGCGATGGAGTCCGGAACATCTGCTGAAGATGCTGCAGGAGCCTTCGTCCAATTAAGCCAAGCCCTTGGCAGTGGCAAGTTGCAAGGCGATGAACTGCGCTCAATTCTTGAGCGTATGCCGAACCTGGCACAGAAGATTGCTACAAGTATGGGCCGTAGTGCGGCTGAAGTCCGCTCATTGGGACAAGAAGGCGCGCTTACGAGTGAAGTTATTTATAAGGCATTGTCAGAAGCTGCAGAAGCATCAGACAATTTCGGAGACAAGTTAAATGAACAACAACAAGCACAGAAAGGTTTAGCTCAGGTTTCTGATCGCTTGTTTAATTCAATCGGTCAAGCCTTTGGCCCGATTATTTTAAAAAGCATTGAGGCCATTACTTGGGCGTCAAATGAAATCGGTGACTGGTGGGATTACCTTGGCGGCGTGATCCTGCCAAAACTTGCGGAAGCGGTTAAACCGCTAACGGATGCGTTGAAGCAGGCATTCAGCCAAGTTGACATCAAAGCGTTAATTGTCATTATTCAAAACGTCTTCATAAAAAAACTGGAATTTGCCATCTTTATAATTGGCAAGCTGTCCGGAGCTCTCGGCTTTGTTGTCAATAAACTCAGGGAGATGGCGAATAATCCTGTATTTAGATTTATTGGCGAGCAAGTCGGAAGACTGCTTAATCATCTTGGCCTGACGACAGATAGGGTAGGCGAATTTGCCACCAAACAAAAAGAAGTTACAGCTGAAGCCGCTAAAACGGTTGATCAGTTTAGCGCGATGCCGGATAAAATTGAAGACGCAAAAGAGGCTCAAAAACGCTTAAAAGAAGAGGCGAAAGCCTTGAAAGAAGCGCAACAAGCAGTTACAGATGAGATCAAAAAACAAACCTCAGAAATTCAAAGGCAATTTTCTGCAAGTTCTGATTTGCTGAGCCTGCAAGGTGATCTTAAGCAGGAGCAGATCAAGTCTCAATTAGAGCTAAATAGCTTGATTCAAGAGCAGTTGAAATATAACCTTGACAACGCAAAAACTGATGAAGAGCGTATTTATTTTTCAAAACTGCTTAGAAAACTGCAACAGCAAGCCGCCAAGCTTGAATATGAAGCAGCGATTGCAACCATCAAGCTTCAACTTCGAAAGGTTGAGCTTGCTTACGAAGAAGTCAAAGCGAAAGAAAAGGCTGTTGCAACAGAAGTCGAGCGAGCGAAAGCCGCAGGAATCGCAAATAAACATCACGAAGAATCCTTGCGTTTAGTACAAGAGGAGGTTGCATTTGGTGGTAAGCAATTAGGTTTAGCAAGGCAGATCGCGAAAGAGCAAACGCAACAAGCGCAATATGCCTTGAAATCTAAAAATCTTGCGGCTGAGCTTGCATATCAGCAAAACTTAGTTGCAAAAAACACAGGCAACGCAGCGGATGAAGCGGGTCGTTATGCACAAAACATGCAGAAAGGCGTAAACGCTGCGAAGAATCAAAAAACTGCCTTCGAGAGGGGCGAATTAGGTGCAACTAAGACATTTACTGTGACGAGTGCCGGCCCAATCGATAAGGATATTCAAGAAAAAGTACAAAGCAAGGGCGGCTGGAAAAGCCCTGAGGCGATGATCAGTGAAATGAATAAATTGCAAAATCAAAGGAACAAGCGTAATGCTAATCTTGCTCGCATTCAACAGGTTGAAGAGGCTCGGGCGCGAGCAGCAAGAAACAGTCCAACTCCTTCAGCTTCAACTTATTTGAATGGCGCTTATAGAAGCGGAATTGATTCGCGCTATGCTGGCGGAAGTACTGCTGGCACTATCAACATTCAAACAGGTCCAGTTATGCAGCAAAATGGTCAAAATTATGTAAGCATGGCCGATATGGAGAAGGCTTTGGCGGAGGTTAGTCGAGCGCGTGAGAATGCTTCTCGTAGCTACGGCGGTCGTCGTTATGTCGGTGTGAGCTGATGAGTAACAGAGCCCAAGCGCAGTACCTGAGGCTTTACACCTCAGGCGGCTCAGACCACATCCTGTGGCAAAACTACTACCTCAACACAACGGTCACTGTCAGCAGCAAAAACTACGAGTATTACCCCTTTGAATTTGAGGGCATCTCCGAAAGCTCCGCCATCGGTGGAGCGACTGTAAACATCACCGTTCCAGCCACGGACGAAGTAATCACGCAATTTCTAAGGGCTGCTTATTTTGACCGCCTCTGCGAAGTCTCTGTATACGAGTTCGACAACAGATTAGGGAATACAGCGCCGCAGACTGGACAGACACTCGTCGGTCAGTTCGTGGGTTATGTCCGCAATATGAGCGGTGATTTTACGGCGCTACAAATCGAGTTAGGATCAGCACTAGCTCCCATTGGAGCGCAAATTCCACCGCGCACTTACAACAGCTTTCTTGTCGGGGCTCCGCTTAGAGCATGAAGATTAAATTCACCGATCCTTTATTTCTGCTGTCCTCTCAGACTGGCTTGTCTGTCAACAAGCTGAAGGACGCTGCTGCACTGGGCGGTTTATCACCGCAAGCATCCCAAGAGTCGGTAAAGCTAGGTGAACCAATCCCGATTGTGTTTGGCCGTCGTCGCACGGTTAATTCCGTCGAGCAAGGCGGTGTTTTCATTGCACCGAAGGCAACCGAAGGCTACTTCTCAAACCAGGCTGTCAACACAACTCTTCAGTACAAATATCTGCTTGTTTTAAGTCAGGGCCAGCTTGGTCAGACGCAAGTCCGTGACGTTTTCCAGCGCAGCTGCAGATTAGGTACAACTCTAAACCAAGCGTATGACGCCAGAGCCGGAAACTGGAACCCAACAAACGATATAACGCTCCTGTCAAGCGGCACTTGGAGTACGCCATCTTTCGTTGGAACGGGTGGATCGTACGACGATATGACCACGTTTAGCTTTGAAAGCAGCGTTGGCGAAGGTGACAATACATGGTCCAGCCAAATTTTTATCTT